GAAAAGACTTCAGATAACAGATCCAAAATTTGAAAAGAATATTGTTGGTACTACAAAACCTGAATTCAGAACTATCGGTCAGAGAGATTTAGTTTATCAGCAGGATTCAGTAATGGGTACTTTAGTGGCAACTGATTATAAACAGCCAAAACAGATTCTTGCCAATTCAAACGAACCAATACATATTGCTAATTTATGCAGTGAAAAGTTTCAGAGAATGCATGAGCAGTCTCACAGAGTATATAGTGAAGATGGAATTGCACCAGTTATGCATACTTGTGGTGGTAGCAATACAGAACCAAAAGTTGAGAGAGACAATTTAAGAGTTGTGAGAAAGCTTACGCCAAAAGAGTGCCATAGGCTCATGGGATTCGATGATGTTGATTATGAGAACTGTAAAGCAGTTGGAATGTCCGATACTCAGGGATATAAACAAAGCGGTAACAGTATAGTGACAACTTGCATCTCTTTGTTGATTGAGCATTTATATAAGGCTCAGTATGATAATACATATATTTGTACAGATGAGAAGATGATAAATTTTCATCAGCCACAAGTGGATTAAGTTCTGCTTGTGGTGATAAATGTACTGATATAAATGATTTTGAATTAACAAGAAGTAAATGGGTTAATGACAAGTATAAAAAATTTT